ACAACCAGTGCTGTCAATTGAAACTTCATGATCCTCTCCTGTTGAACTGAAGGGGTTGGCATCACGCCGCGCGCTTGCGGCGCTTTTTCAGGGCTTGAGCGGCCTCCAAATTGAATCGCCGCCCAGAGGGCCACAACGCTAAAGATCGCAAAGATGAGGAGAATCAGCACGTCTTTTCCTTTGTGGCGGCAAATCACGCCGCGCGTTTCTTACCCGTAGCATGGCCTGCGCCGCTTGCTGCCTTGACGGCTGCTTGCATTTCGGGTGGAAAGTGAAGAGCCAAGCGTTCCATCATCTGCAAAATCAGGGACTGGTCGCTCGGCGTACACCTGCGCCATACATCCAGCATCGCTTTTTCGTCTTTGGCGACTTTTTCAAACGGTGTCCCTTTCCGAACCGCATCGATCATCTCTTTGGCGGCCTGCGGTACACCAGTAAGCACGTGATCTTTGTCCACCAATTGCGGCCTGAGCGCGCAAGCCGCCAAGAATTGCTGCACCGGAAACTCGTCGCGCTGCGCGTGCGCGTTAACCGCCGCAAAGTCCATGCCCAGCCACGCGGCAGCGTCTTCCTCTTTGTGCATCCCAAGCGCTCCCTTCAAGCGTAGCCAAGCGGGCTTGAAGGGGACAGGCAGTTGCCCCGTCAGCACGTAATCCACGTTGATGCCAAGTTCAGGGCGCTGCTGCACTAGCGCGCGCAACTCTGTTTCGGGGAAGGCATTGCGTTTTTTACGGGCAGAGAACGCAGCCTTAGTCATGCCAAGAACCCCTGCGGCCTCTTGATCCTCGACCACATGCAGCGCCTTTTTGAGGCGTACAAGCTGCAAATCAAAAAAAGTTGACTCCATGTTGACCAGTCAATAAAAGTTGATTAGAATCGTGCCATCGACAGTCACTAGCAGCGACACCATGACCAAGCCACTCACCCCGAATCAGATCAAGCACAACCTGCGTCAACAGGGCATGACGCTCAAAAGCTGGTGCTCAGAGCGCGGCTTTAAGTACAGGACAGCAACCGATGCGATACGCGGCCTGCGTCTTGGCAACTACGGCGAAGGCCGCGAAGTGCGCATCGCGCTTGGCCTGCCCGTCAAGGATTGATTTTCACACCAATTCACGTAACCCACAAAGGAGCCTAAACCATGAGCCCATTGACCTTAGACCTGTTTCCGCAAACCCTGCTCGTGCAGCGCGCGGGCGAACACATCTACACCACCAGCTTGAAGGTGGCGGAGTTTTCCAGGAAGCGGCATGACACCGTTTTACGGGCGATCGACAACAAGCTTGCGGTCCTTCCGGATGACTTCAACCGCCGCAATTTTGCGTCGGTTAAGTACATGGACGCCAAGGGCGAACGTCGTCCTATGTACGAAATGACAGAAGAAGGTTTTGCCATGACCATGATGGGCTTCACCGGCAAGGAAGCGATTCGGTGGCAGGTGGACTTCATTGAGGCGTTCATGGTGCAGCGCGCCGCCCTGACGCGAATTACCGCCAGCGAGGCTGCCGCGCTGTATCACCTGCGCCCGCGCTGGCAACCGATTGCCCGCCACCCAGACTACAGCCGCGCCAAGCTCATCGGCCTGACCGGCCACCGCTCGCCAGGCTCCATTACCGCCTGCCGTCGCCGTATGCGCGAAGTGGGCTTGCTGACAGAGGTGGCGGCATGACACATCAAACCTTTATTCAACACATTGCGGATGTTCTGGTCGCTCTCATTCGCAGCAGCAATGGTGTTCCCGTCAAACTTTCGGAGGGCAACGCGAAATGGCTTGCAGTGCAGATCAGCAACGGGCTGCAAGAACGCATTGGCGGGCAGCAGGTTTTCATCCCTAAACCCTATGCCAGCTTTCCCCCAGCGGGGGAGGGGGACAAGGATGACTGCCGGGCGCTGGCCGACCCGGCAAGCGCCAAGCTGACTATAGGTAACAGGCTGCGTGAAGAACGCGAACGCTTAGGACTTAGCCAACCAGCCCTCGGTGAGATCGGTGGCGTCAAAAAGCTCGCGCAGATCAATTACGAAAAAAATGAACGGCGACCAGACGCCGGGTACTTAGCTGCTATCGCAGTAGCAGGAGCAGATGTGCTCTACATCCTCACTGGCCAGCGCAACCCCCATCACGGCCGAACTGCGTTGCGAGCGCGACGTGATGGACATGCAGCGCCGTGCCGAGGTGACGCCATGATCGCCGACGTCATTGATCGCATCAACGAATTACAAGCAGCCATGGATCGGGATGTCACGGCCGCCATGCGGCGTTACCCGAACCGCCAAGAGGATGTTAGGCGCCTGCTGCTGGAGGATGCCGGCGTGGTTGCCAGTACGCCAGAGCTTGCCTCGCTACGCGCTGAATTGGGTTTGCCGCGCCCCATTGCGGCGCACGCGGACGAACTCGGGCAACTCAGTCGCAGGTTGTATAGGGCGCGCGGCCACGGTACAGCATTTGGGCCAGCAACTGGAGACTGACGTGTTCTTTCAGCCCTTGCGCATAAACGCACGGAACGCGGGAGCGGGCTGGACGGCTCAGCAAATCGTCGCGGGCCAACCACCAGCGCACGCCGATGTGCAGCAACAAGTTAACGGTTTCGGGATCGTCACGCGCGCCGGTCAACCACGGGGCCAGCGCGCCGCCTTCCGAGTGCAGCGTGTATTGCAGATATTTGTCAATGTCGCGCTCAAGCCGTGCATGTTCGGCCAAGGTGGCATCGCGCTGGCTCGTCAGTGCGTTGAAGGCCATCCACAACACGTCCTCGCCAAAACGGCGAACGAATACCGCATGGCTTACCGCCACAGCTTCGTGAATCGACCAGTTTTCTCGTTCTTCCATAAGAACTCACTTTACCGCAAGGTGGCTACGTCATGAGCCAGGACCCCCGCAACCTCACCCTGCGCACGCTGGACGTGCTGGAGGCCCTGTGCGGGTACGCCGCGACCGGCGCGACCAATGGCGACTTGGCCGAGGCGGTGCACACCAGCGCGCCCAACATCACGCGTGCGATGGCGCAGTTGATCGCCAAGGGCTGGGCGCGCAAGAGTGAGGTCAATGGGCGGTTTTTCCCGGCGCCGGAGTTCACCCGGCTGACCTTCCGTGTGCGGGCCGACATCGACCGCGCGCAAACACGCCTGGACGACCAGGCCCGAGCACTCACCGGCGGCTAACGCGCCGCCATCCACACCCATCTACCACCAACCGGAGTAACCCATGTCCCGCACTGCCACCACTAAAACCGTTCCCGCTGCCGCCCCGCGCACACTGCCCGATGACGATCAGCGCGTTGAAGCCGCGCAGGATGCGCGCGCGCTGGCTGTTATCGAGCAGGACCAGCGCGTTACCGCGCTGGCCCAGCAACTGAACTACAACGGATCGACCGACCCGGCGGTGCTGGAGAACTCGGCGCGCGACGCTATCCGCCGCATCGGCGCGGGCATTTTTGAGCTGGGCGCGTATTTGCTGTTGATGAAAGAGGCTTGCGGGCACGGCAAATTTTTGCCGGCGCTGGAGCGGTTGGGCCTGGAGCCGCGCGCAGCCCAACAGTACATGTCAATCACGCGCCGGTTTGCGGCAAATACGAAGTCGACTTCGTATTTGGAGGGTGCTGGCGCAGCGAAACTGGTTGAACTCTTGCCCCTGAACGATGAGCAGGTCAATGATCTGACCGAGTTAGGCCAAACCGGCGAGTTAAAGCTCGACGACGTGGCCAACATGTCGCTTAAAGAGTTGCGCGCCGCCGTACGCAAGGAGCGCCTCGCCAAGCAACGCCTACAGGAGGTCGGCAAAGAACTCAACGCCGAACTGGTTGCCATCAAGGCCAGGAACAAGGTCATCGCCGACACCGACTGGCCCGATGCGCTGGCGCCGGTGTCCGACCAGGTGGCCGCCGCTGGCCGCAAGGTGGCCACTGGCATGAGCGAGCTTGAAACCTGCCGCATCACGCTCTTCCAGGTGATGCAGAAGGTTCCCGATGACCAACGCCCCAAGTTCGAGGCCGCGCTTGCGCACATCGGCGGTATTTATATGCAGGCGCTACAGGCCGCCGAAAAGCTGGTCGCCAAAGAGCGCCTGACCTTCGATAAGACGCTGGGCGCCTACACGCCGGAGGACGATCAATGAGCACGCCCATCCCCACCGAGCAGCAATGCCTGCTTCATCACATTACGCGCGACCAAGCCGCGGCCCTGGATGCGGTCACGGTGCTGCGCGCCCAGGAAACGTTGCTCTCGCGGTATCACGATCTTGGTGACAGCACAGAGCTGGGGCTGGTGCGTGGCGCTATTCATAGCCTGTACTGGAGACTGACCAGCGCGCAATACGACGCGGGGCGGCTGGCCCGCCTGCTCCATCCTGAAGGCGACCAAAGGTAGCGCGCCATGCCGCTCGCCTTGCCGCCTGACACCATCAAAGCGCTGGTCGAATTGCGCGACCGGTTGAGCGACGCACCCGCCAAGAGTGGCGCGCGCGACCAACTGGTGCGCGCGTTCGCCAGGCTGCACGGCTGCCAGCCTTCCACCGTGTATCGCTGGCTCAAGGTGTACGCCGGCCACGCCACCGGGCGCAAGCGCCGCGCCGACGCGGGCAGCACGCGCCTGCCGCTGGATACGCTGCACTTCATCGCTGCGGCTAAGCGCGAGGCGGTGCGCGACAACAACAAGGCCACGCTGCCAACGGCGGTGGCCATGAACATTGCGCATACCAACGGCATCACCGTGCCGGTATCCGAAAGCCGCGTCAACGCCTTGCTGCGCGCGCACCGTATGGACGTGAGGGCGCAAATGGCCGCGCGCAATCACGTCACGCTGCGCAGCCTGTACCCCAATCACCTTCACCAGATCGACCCATCCTTGTGCCTGATCTATTACACGCCACGCGGTCAGGCCATCATGCGCGAGGCAGAGTTCAACAAGAACAAACCCGCCAACTGGGACAAGGTGCGCCTGAAGGTATGGCGCTACGTGCGCTACGACCACGCCAGCGGCAGCATCGACGTGCGCTATTACGAGGCTGCTGGCGAGAACCAGCACAGCCTGTTTGAGTTCCTGTTGTACACATGGGGCAAGCAGCCTCAACGCGTTGCGCACGGCGTGCCGCGCATGTTGCTGTGGGACAAGGGCAGCAGCAACACCAGCCACGCCATTCGCGGCTTGCTCGACGCGCTGGGCGTCGATCACCGAACGCACGCCACCGGCCACGCCTGGGCCAAAGGCGGCGTAGAAGAAGGCAACAACCTGGTGGAAACGCACTTTGAAAGCCGCCTGCGCTTCGAGCCAGTGGATAGCGTGGCGCAGCTCAACGATGCCGCCGCTGCCTGGGTGCGCGACTACAACGCCGACGCCATTGAGCATGTGGACTGCCGCCTGGTGCGCGCCAGCGGCGAGCCGATGGTGCGCGACGCGCTTTGGCAAACCATCCTGCGCCACCCGCAAGCGTTGGTGCAAATGCCCGAGCGCGCTGTGTGCCAGTGGTTTATGGCCGGGAAAGAAAACACGCGCCAGGTACGCGACTTGCACATCAGCTTTGCCCACCCTGAGTTTGGCCGGGCAGCCCGCTACGACCTGCGAGAGTGGGCCGAGTTTTTGGCGAATGGGCGGAAGGTGAATGTAACCCCGTTGCTCATGCAGCAAGGCGCGCTGCGTGTGGAGATTGAGCGGCTGGGCGCCGAGCCGCTGCTGGTGCAGGTGCAACCCGTGACCGAATTTGATGAATATGGCCGCCCCCTATCCGCCCCGGTAGTGGGCGAGGAATACAAGCGCGCCAAGCTGACGGCCAGCGAACGCGCGGCCAACCTGCTGGCCGCCACTGCCTGGGGCGACGGCGTGAATTCCGAGGGTGCCGAGCAGCAGCGCGCTAAACAGGCACGGCCCTTCGGTCACCTCAACGGCGGAAAGGGCGTGGTAGCGCACAGCCATCTTGGCAAGGCCGATTTGCCCGTGCGCATGCTGCCAAGAGCCACGACGGTGCAAACGCCCCAGATTCAGGCGCTGCAAAACGTGCGCGTCGAGCCGCGCCTGATGAACCATTTCGAGGTCACGCGCGCAATGGTCGAGCGCGGCGTTGAGATGAACCCCGAGCGTGTGTCTCGGCTGCGCGCCTGGTACCCGGATGGCGTGCCGGAGGCCGAACTGGACAGTCTGCAACACCGCATCACCGTGCGCGCCGGGCTGCGCATGGTGGCGGGCGGCGCTGCTGAATGAACGGAGAACGCGATGAACCTGGCCGCCATCTGCCGAGACCTGGGTATCAGCCAACTCACGCTGGCCCGCGAGGCCGCGCTGGGCAAGGGCACGGTCAGCCGCATCTTGTCCGGCCATTGGCCAAAAAGAAATACCGCCAGCGTGCGCGCCCGTTTTGGTGATGTGCTGCGCAAGCGCGGGGCCAGCAACGCCCAACTGCGCGCGGTGCTGCCGCAAAGAGAAAGCGCCCCACAGGTAGCCGCCTGTGGAGCGCCGGATTCCAACCCAGAGAACCAACCCGAGAAGGAGCTTCCTATGTTACTGCAATACACCGCGCTTACCGACGCCGCGCGTCAGCACTTCAAGCTGCCGCGCTCCCCGTTCGTTGATGACATTGCCTCGGCGTCCGATGTCTACCTATCGGTCAGCGCGCGAGAAGCCCGCCAGGCCATGCAGGCCGCCGCGCGTAACCACGGCTTTATGGCCCTGGTCGGCGAAAGCGGCGCGGGCAAAACCACGCTGCTGGAGTTGCTGGAGCAACGCATCATCGACGAAAGGCAGGACATTACCGTTATCAAGCCCTATACGCTGGCGATGGAGGCCACCGACGCCAAGGGCAAGACGCTGCGCGCCACCCACATCGCCGAGGCCATCGCCTACGCGCTTGATCCGCAGTTGACCATGAAGAGCAGCCCGCAGGCGCGCTTCAACCAGTTGCACCAGTTGCTGGTCGCCTCTTGCCGCGCTGGGCGCAGGCATTTGCTGGTGATTGATGAGGCGCACTGCATGCCGGTCGCCACCATCAAGCACCTCAAGCGCTTTATCGAGCTGAAAGACGGCCTGCGCCGTGTGCTGGGTGTGCTGCTGATCGCGCAGCCCGAGCTGCGCAACCTGCTGGGCAGTCAAAACCACGAGGTGCGCGAGGTGATGCAGCGCTGCGAGATTGTCGATCTGCTGCCGCTGGACAACGACCTGGAAGGCTACCTCGCCCACAAGTTCGCCCGCTTTGACTTGACGCTGGAGCAGGTCTTTGAGCCGGACGCTTTCAACGCCATCCGCGCCCGGCTGATTTACACCCCGCGCGGGGCCAAGCAAGGGGTCAGCACCTGCTACCCGCTGGCGGTACACAACCTGGTCGCGCGCGCCATGAACGCGGCGGCGGCCATAGGCTACCCCAAGGTCGATGCGCAGGCCATAGGAGGGTGCTGACATGGCCGCGCAACGCAAACATTTTTTCGCGCCGGGCACGATCGAAGGCGTGCGCCGCGCCAACGTGTGGCTGCGCGCCTGGCGGCTGCTGCGGCGCTGGCTGCGGGGAGGCCGGCCATGAAGCTGGAAACCGACAAGCACATTCCCAAGGGCAAGATCGTCAGCCCGGTCAGGCGCGCCATCGTGGCCTGGCTGTGCGGCAATGGCGCGGCAACGCGCCTGGAAATACAGGCGGCGATGGCCAAGCGCGGCTTTTTAACGGACCGCATCAGTTACGACTTGTGCGACCTTCGCAAAGCTGGCTTCCTAACCAAAACCAAGACGGGCGCGGGCCGTGAGTTGCTGTATGACGTGGCTGGATCGGGCGCGCAGGGCGATGCGCGTGTAGCGCCTGTGCCTGCAGCGGTGCCGGCGCCGTGTGTCAAATGCTCCGTCGCCGCCCCGCGCCGCATCGACGTGATGCACGGCGCGCCGCTGGCCGGCGGCGATGACGCGCCCGCGCGCGAGGGTGCTATGGATTACGCCGCCTTGCCCAGCCTGGTCAGCGGCCAGCGCGTGCCGCACCGCATGGGGAGGGCCGCGCCATGAGCCGCTTACTAGACGTTCTGCTGGCTGCCGCCATAGGCATCGGCCTTGCGCTGGCGCTGGACTACTGGGTGTTTTTCGACCCCGGCCACATTGAGCCGGATTTTCAACCTGTGCAGAAAGGCCACGTATGACCTGTGACTACGACGAACTGTTGGGCGGCGCACGCGGCGTGCGCGACCAAATCCTCACGTTGCTCGCCAACGTGCCGCCGGAGATGGCAATGCCCGCGCTGTTGTCGCTGGTGATTGCGGTCGCCAAGCGCTACCCGCAACAGACCAGAACGACCGTACAGATTTGCATCGACATGGCGCTCGACCTGGACGCCAACGCAGCGCTCGCGGGCATGCCCGCATTTTGATTCACCCATCCCACTCGCTCCAAATCAACCGGAACCACCCGCATGACTACCCTCGAAGACCTCCAAAAGCGCGCCGCCGCGCTCTCGGCCTTGCGCGACAAACTGTCCGCGTCACTGGCCAGCCTGCAATCCGCGATCGACACCGTCAAGAAAGGCCCCATGAATGACATTCGCCGCGTGGCGCGCCAGATCGCGCAGCAGCACCAGGAGTTGGCCGACCTGATCGCCGCCAACCCGGAGCTGTTTGTCAAGCCGCGCAGCTACGTGGTCGATGGTTTGAAGTTCGGCCTGCAAAAACAAAAAGGCGTGATGAAGTGGGCTGATGACGCGGCGCTATGCGCGCGCATCGACGACCTGGTCGGCAAAGGTGTGATAACCGAAGAGCAAGCCGGCCTGTGCATCAAAACCAAGAGCACGCCGGTGTCCGCCGCCCTGGAGCAATTGGATGCCAATGTGCTCAAACGCCTGGGCGTGACCGTATCCGCCGATACCGACGCGCCGCTGATCAAGAGCGTGGACTCGGAGGTGGAGAAGGCCGTCAACGCCGTTATCCGTGAGGCCACAAAAGACACGAACGCGGAGGTGGCGGTATGAATAAGGTGACGTTCACCGCGTCTCGGACGGACGGCGTGCCTCACGCCATAACCGGATGGAAGCTGCGTTGCGGAGCGGTTTTACATAAACCCATATCTTTTCCGTGGCAGTACTGGCCCGTTGATGGATGGGTTGTCAGCGATCCCGTCAGCGGTTTCAAAATCTGCGAAGAGGCCACGATGGGCGCCGTGCTGCGCACTTACCGTAAGCGGGTTGCGCACTATGGCCGTCACTGGCAAGCGGTGTTGGACGGAAAGCGCAAAAAGGTAATGAGGCGCTGGCCGGCGCTTTACGGCTGCAAGGAGCAAAGCCATGACGGTTCACGCATCGCATCCTGACCCGCGCGCCCGCTTGATCAAGTTGATCCATGTCGCCAAGCGCGAGCTCGGCATGGACGATCCGACGTACCGCGCCATGCTGCTGGCCAGCGGCGGCGCGGAATCAACCGCGAACATGGCCGCGCCCGCGCTGGAGCGGGTGCTGGCGCATCTCAAGCGCTCGGGATTCAAGGTGCGCCATAAAGCCGCCCCGCCAGCGGCGCCCAGCCGAGCGCTGGATCAGCGCGAGCAGGCGCGCAAGGTGCGCGCGCTGTGGTTGTTCCTGCACGAACTGGGCGTTGTACGCGACTCGTCAGAGGCGGCGCTGGCGTCCTACGTCAAGCGCATCACCGGAAGCGATGCACTGCAGTGGGTGCACGGCGACAAGCTGGACAAGTTGATTGAGACCTTGAAGAAATGGGCCCTGCGCTACCTGCCGCAGGTCAATGCCAAGTTGCGCGCAGACGCCATATCACTGGCCGGCTCCGGGAAGCTAACCGTCGATCAACTTGACTATACGCGACATGCCGAGGAGCTGAAAAACACCAAGAACACGGACACGTTCGATGTTCAGTGGGCGATGTGGACCCGCTGGCAGCAGGCGTTACAGCGCGACGTGCCCGCGCAGTTGCTGGCCGATATGCCTGATATTGAGGGAAACCGTGATGTCTAAAGGTGAACGCAAAACAGGCCCGTGGCGCGTTTGCGCATGGGCGAGGCTATCCACGTTCCTCTGCGCCGCGCCGGAGCGCATAGGGGCGAATTGGGGTGGATTGGCGCGCCTTGTTTGCGGCATGGGTTGACCGTCATGGCTGATCGCGCTCCCGATTTCGAGTTGCTGGTGGCTGATCGGCCCGATCTGTCGGAGTTGTCCGCCGAGCAGATTGCGCCAATCGAAGCGCGCATGACGGACTGGCCGGAGTCGTGGCGCGACATTGCCCGATCGCTGTATATAACGCTGGTATCGCGCCGTGATGCGCTGGCCGCCGACATGGCGGCGGACATGGCCGTGGAGTTGATGATGGGCGTGGTAGCCGATATGCCGGGAGCACAGCCCTACATCAACTGCGGCAGTGATCTGTGGCGCAGCCGCAGGGTCGTGCGCATTCTCGATTTGTTGGGCAAACACCGGCAAGACTATGACCGCGTGGGTCAACTGGTTGGCCTGACGCCGCGCCACATTCGCCGTATCGAATCGGCCTGGCTGCGCGCCGAACGCGCCAGGCGGCAGCGCGAGCTGTGGTAGACGCCCGGCGGCAGCCCATCAATAACTGACCTTTGTCATTGAGGTGTCTGACATGCCTCGCGCGACAGTACGGGTTATGACATCGCAAGCGCCATCCACCACAGCTACCGCCGCCCCCGCTGCCGGTAGGGGTGGCGAATCTCCGCAGACGGCGGCCGTTGGGTTGCCTGGGGGCATAGAAATCTTTCGTGCTGGAACACATCGCGACGACGCCGGCAACACGCACACCTTTACCCCTGCGCAGCTCGCCGAAATGGTGGCGACCTACAACGCCACGCTGCGCGAAGCGCCGCTGACCGTGGGCCACCCCAAGGACAACTTGCCAGCTTATGGCTGGGTCAAGCGCGTGTTCATCAACGCGGCTGGGCACCTGGCTGTTGATCCGCACCAGGTCGATCCGGCCTTTGCCGAGATGGTCCGGTCCGGCCGCTTCAAAAAGCGTTCCGCCAGCTTCTACCCGCCGGGCGCCCCGCACAACCCAACGCCGGGCAAGTGGTACCTGCGGCATGTGGCTTTTTTGGGCGCGCAGCCGCCGGCTGTGGCTGGCCTGCGCGATATCGGCTTTGCCGATGACGCCGCCGAGGCGTTGAGCTTTTCTGAAACCGCCGATGAACCGGCACAAACCGAGGAGTACCTCATGAGTGATGCAGACAAGGCCGAGCTGGAGCGCCTACGCGCCGAAAGCAAGGCGAAAGACGACGCGCTAGCAAAGGCTACCGCCGACCTGAAAGCCGCCAACGATGCCGCCGGCGCGGCCCAAAAGCAGGTTGCCAGCTTTGCCGAAAAAGCCGCCGCCGACCGGCGCGCCGCTTTCGTGAGCTTTGCCGAGGCCGAGATCAAGGCGGGCCGCCTGCTGCCGAAAGACAAGCAGACGGCAATTGCCGCACTCGAAACGCTGGCTGCCGCCGAGCAGCCGCTGAGTTTCAGTGAGGGCGGCACCACGACCCAGATCACGCCGATGCAGATGTGCGCCTGGCTGCAAGGCCACATGTCCAGCCGCACGGCGGCGGTGAGTTTCGGCGAGATGGCCGGCGGCGGAGCCGATGTGGGGTTCGACGCGCGCGGCAAGAGCGATGACGAAGTTGACCGGGCCGCGCAGGCTTACCAGGCGCAGCACCCGACCGTGAGCTACGCCGAGGCGTTGAGCAAGGTAACGGCTTTCACCGTTTGATAACCGCCAGACCACACGAAAGGACACCGACATGACTCCGAAAGACGTTCGCCTGGCCAACCCGATTCTCGGCAACCTGCTGTTGGCCGGTGTGGCCGCATCCACGGCATTCATTGCCCCGGCGCTGTTCCCGCGCCTGCCGACCTCGCTGCGCGGGTTCCAGCTTGCAGAAATGGGCGACGAAGCCACGCGCCGGTACAACACGCGCCGCGCACCAGGCGCGGCAACCAAGCAGGTCAAGATCGCCTGGCAGGGCAAGTCCTATACCGTTGATCAGCACGCGATTGACGTACCCATCCCCCGCGAACTGATCCAAGAGCAGGATGAGGCGAGACGTTTGAACGTTGCCGCCAATATCAATATCAGCCAAATCGCGGTCAACACAGCGCTGCAAATATTGAACACCAGCTACGAGCTGGAGGCCGCGGCGTTGGCCGCCGACCCCGCTGCCTATGGCCCCAACGTGCTGGCGTTGACCGGCGCGGCCAAGTGGAGTGCGGACACCGGAACGCCAGTCACCGACATCCGTAATGCAACCGAGGAAATCCGCCGCCGTACCGGACGCCGGCCGAACACGCTGCAAATTACCTCGCCGCTGCTCAACGTGCTCACGATGAATCCGCAGGTCAAGAGTTTCTTGCCTGACTCCATGCTGGGCCCAGCCACGATTGAGCAACTCAAGACGATCCTCAATGTGCCCAACATCGTTGTCGGTGAGGGCATCTGGACCGACGAGGACGGCGCCGTGACCGACATCTGGGGCAACAGCGCCACGCTGGCCTACGTGCCCAACATCGGCGCCGACGGCTCGGGCCTGAGCCTGGG